AGGACATCCTCGTCCTTGACGCTGGCGTCATCGAGAAGGAGCGCAACCTCGGCGGAGGTATCGCCGCTCTCCATGGCACGGACGGGGCGAAGGTCAAGGTCTCCACCCTCTGGGATGGCGACCCCGACGAGACGCGGTACTGGTGGGTTCCCACGCCCCAGTACGAGGTCCCCTTCAAGAACGACGAGCTCGTCTACATCATGGCGAACCCGAGGACGTACTCCGTCCTCGGGCTTTCTCCGTTGGAGACGCTCAAGACGACCATCGACGCAGAGGTCAACGGCAGCCAGTACAACGTCCGTCAGGTGACGAACGCAGCCCCGGACGGGATGCTCGATCTTGGCGAGACGGCCAGACCGGAGATGGTCGAGGGCTTCAAGAGCTACTGGCTCTCCGAGGTCGCCGGTCGCGGTGCGATGGCCTTCATCGGCGGGACGAAGGGCGCGAAGTTCGTTCCCTTCCGCCCCGGCAACCGAGAGATGCAGTATCAGGAGTGGCTCCAGTATCTGGTGAGGAAGATCGCGGCCGTGTACGGGATCAGCCCTCAGGATCTGGGCATCACCTTCGACATCAACAGGGCAACGTCAGAGACGCAGATGGAGATGACCGAGGATCGGGGCCTTCGTCCGCTGCTCGCGCTCGTGCAGGACTACTTCACGCGGGAGATCGTCTGGGACCGTTCGTACGGAGGCTCCAAGAACAACCTCGCCTTCCGTTTCACGCGGCTCAACATCAAGGAGTCCATGTCAAAGGCCAACATCAACAAGTTGGCGCTCGCAGGCATGCCTTGGAAGCCGGTGAACGAGGCGAGGCTGGACGAAGGTCGTCCTCCCCTCGGTGACCCCAACGACGAGAACAACCCGTACAACAAGCTCATGGCGAACACGCCCCTTGGCGTCGTGACCGTCGATGACGTCCTCACAGCCAAGGAAGTCGCCACCCCTCCGCCCGCGCCGGCGGCTGGACAGTCGCAAGCATCGAAGCCCAAGACTCCATCCAAGTCGTAGGAACAGGGCTACACAGAGGAGCCAGACATGGCAGCGACTCTCGCGCTGTCGGTGTCCTATGGCGCAGGTCCCACGCCCGCTGACGGCGTCACGGGCATCGACCTCGAGTCTGCGGACAACGGCACCAACCTGCTTGCCAACCGGCAGGCGAACCCCATCACGGTCGGGACCAACTCGTACGAGAAGTGGATCCGGCTCAAGATCACTGCGACTCCCCAGAACTACGTCCAGAACTTCAAGGTGTGGTTCAACAGCACCGTGGACTCGTCCACCACGCTGTACTTCACCGGGGCGTACGTGACGTACGTGCAGGGGACGACGGCCGCGTCCACCTTCGCCAACGTGTCCGCGACGGTTCACACCGCGAACAACAAGGCGACGTGGGACACCAACTCGTACCAGTCGAACAACCTGAACAGCTACACCAAGTACCTCGTCATGCAGCTCGCCGTCGGGGCGACCGCAGGGCCGGGTAACTGGACGCAGCAGACGGTGAACTATTCGTACGACGAGGCGTAGACTCTTGAACAAGCCGGGGTGGGGTGGGCCCACGCTCTGCCCCGGCACCCCCTTCAGGGCATAGCCCGAGGAGACAGATGGTCTTCAAGCCGTCCGTCCAGTTGCTCCAGACGGAGCTCGTCGACTACTGGAAGCTTCGGATGGAAGCCCACTACTTCGACACCTATCGTGGGCGTCCCCTCATCAAGCTCCCTGAGGACCTCCGCGTCTACCAGCACATCATCGAGGAGACGCAGCCCGAGGTGATCGTGGAGCTGGGGACGTACATGGGCGGGAGCGCTGTCTGGTTCGCTGATCAGCTCAGGTGCCTCACGGATTACAGCATCCAGCGCGTCGTGACCGTCGGAGACGAGGTCCTCAGCCCCTTCACGAGCGAAGAGGGCGACATCGTCTTCATCAACGGCGACCACCGCACGCTTGGCGTCCTCGCTCGCGTCACCGCAGCTGTGGGTGGCCGCAGGGCGATGGTGGTCGACGACTCGGCCCACACCTTCGACGTGACGCTCTCGGCCCTCACGAACTACTCAGGCTTCGTGTCGGACGGGTGCTACTTCGTCGTGGAGGACGGCGTGGTGGACGTTCCGACCCTGACGCTCTGGCCGGGTATCGACGGTGTCCAGCCCGCGATCGAGGAGTTCCTCTCCACGGAGGTGGGGAGCAGGTTCTCTCAGGAGGAGCGGAACGAGTACGTCCTGACGATGCACTTCGGTGGGTGGCTCAAGGCGAACGGGAGCATCGAGTGAACACGGTCCTCGTCACGGGTGGCAACGGCTTCATCGGACGCTATGTCGTAGAGGAGCTTCTGAGCCGTGGGTATGACGTCTCCGTCCTCGACACCAGACACCGACTCGGGCCAGCGGGCTCCCAGCTCGTCCTTGGAGACATCCGAGACGCGACCTCAGTCACCGAGGCAGTCGCTCACGCCGATGGAGTCATCCACTTGGCTGGCGTACTCGGTACACAGGAGACGATCGCGAACCCTCGGCCTGCTGCGGAGACGAACATCATCGGGGGTCTGAACGTCCTCGAGGCGTGCGCCCAGTACGACGTCCCCCTCGTGAACATCGCCGTGGGCAACTACTGGATGAACAACACCTACTCGATCACGAAGAACACGGTCGAGAGGTTCGTGGAGATGTTCGTCCGCTTCCGCAAGAGCAGGATGACCGTTGTGCGGGCGCTGAACGCCTACGGGCCACGCCAGAGTGCTGCCGTTCCGTTCGGGTCGTCCAAGGTCCGCAAGATCATGCCCTCCTTCATCTGCAGGGCGCTCTCGGGGCAGGACATCGAGGTCTACGGCGACGGGGATCAGATCATGGACATGATCTACGTCGCGGACGTGGCGAGGATCCTCGTGCGCGCTCTTGAGGTCACTGGTGAGCGGGGGGCAACCCTCATGACGGTGGAGGCCGGAACGGGCCGCGAAACGACGGTGAACGACATCGCCCTTGCCGTCATCGACAGGGTCTCCTACTACAAGGGCCCACCTGTCGAGCTCCGCCACCTTCCGATGCGCCCCGGGGAGGACGAGCGGTCCAAGGTCGTCGGTGACCCCGCGACCCTCAGGGAGATCGGCATCGACCCTCAGTCCCTCAAGCCTCTTGAGGACGGAGTCAAGGAGACGGTCTCCTACTTCATCGACTACCTCGCCCTGAGGTAGACATGATCGTCGACACGTTCATGTTCGATGACGAGTTCGAGATGCTCGACTGCCGCCTCTACGAGCTCAACGGCATCGTGGACCGGTTCATCGCCATCGAGGCCAATCACTCCTTCACGGGCATCCCCAAGCCATACAACCTCACCGCCGCGAAGGAGAGGTACGCGGACTACCCCCTCGAGATCGTCACCGTGGACACGACCGACGTGTCCAGTCTCACGGACCAGAGGCTCGCTCCGTACGCCATGTGGGCCTACGCGCAGACGGTCGAGTTCTGGCGGAGGGAGGTCTACCAGCGCCTCGCGGTCGATCCCATCCTGAGGGACCTGCCACCGGACGCGGTCATCCTCCACGGCGACCTCGACGAGATCCCGCGCAGGGAGATCGTGGCTGCCTTCGATGGTCCCGTGTCTGTCTGCCGGATGACGTCGTACGTCTACTCGATCGGCCTCTGCCTCGAGGATGCGTGGGCAGGCACGGTCATGGGCAAGCGCAGGGACATGGGCCAGATGGCAGCTGTGCGGGCCAGCCGATGGTGGTTCGAGCAGATCCTCAGGGGAGGGTGGCACCTCTCGTGGTTCGGCTCTCCAGAGCGTCGCGTCCACAAGTTCACCCACTCGGCGCATCAGGAGTGGCGTGAGACAGTTGGGGACAGCATCGGGGCTGAGTACCCCGCCAAGAAGAAGCATCTGGGTGGTCTGGACCTCATCGAGTGGTACGGGGGGGCTCCGCACTACGTCCTCGATGGACTGGCACCCGAGATCTGGACGAAGAGGTGGTGGGAGTGAGGGTCCTCGTCACGGGGAGCGAAGGCTTCATCGGGAAGCACGTAGTGAAGGCTCTCGAAGAGCGCGGCGTCGAGGTCGTCGGTGTCGACAAGAAGACGGGTACTGACCTCTCCAGCGACTTGTGGATACACGACCTCTACGCGTCACAGCCCCGCGCCATCATTCACCTCGCCTCGACATGCTCGACGCCGGGGTCGGTGAGGGATCCGGTCACCACCTTCCGGGACACGGTGATCACCGCCGCCCACATGACGGACCTTGCCCGCCTGTTGCGGGTTCCCTTCATTCTCACGTCATCTGTGAAGGCCAGAGACGGCATGACGCCCTACGGCGCTGCCAAGAGGATGGCCGAAACGTGGGCCCTCGAGTACCGCAGCGCGTACGGGCTGCCCGTCATCATCAACCGTCCGGGGACCATCTACGGGCCGGGGCAGGAGGGTTCGGATGAGTCTGGCTGGATTGCGTGGTTTCTTCAGGCGAAGGAGGAAGGGAAACCTGTCACCGTCAACGGGGACGGAGAACAGGTACGGGATCTTCTACATGTTGACGACTACGTCAGGCTCCTCCTACTCCAACTTGATGCTCCTCGAGACTACGTCGGGCGTGTCTGGGACGTGGGTGGAGGAGCCGAGAACGTGGTCTCCGTCATCGGAATGGTCCGCCACCTGCGACTGGACTACGTACTTGGTCCTGAGCGGTACGGTGACTCTCGTTCCTACGTCGGGGTGAACGACGTGCCCGTGTGGAACCCCCTCATCCGCTGGCAGAACTCGGAGACGTTCCGTGATCTCTGACCTCCTACCCTGTGCCATCCTCGTCCCGTCCCTCAACCGCCCGCAGAACCTCAAGCGTCTCGTGGAGAACATCCACGAGGTGACGCCCGAGATGCACTTCATCAACTTCTGCGTGAGCGACGACGAGTCGAAGGCGGCCCTCGACGACCTCGACGAGTTCTACCTCGACGACTCCGACTTCGAGGATCGGAGGTACGTCACGAGGATGAACAAGCTCGTCGGCGAACTCGATGACGCCAAGACGGTCTTCTTCGGCTCCGACGATGTCCTCCACCACGATGGCTGGCTGCGGGCCGCCCTCACGGTCATGGAGCGGGAGAACAAGGCCGTCGTCGTCGTGAACGACATGCACAACGCGAACGGGACGCAGGCAGTCGTGAGACGCGACTACCTCCCGCGTGCGGTCTTCGACGACCCGAGAGAGGCCTTCCACAACGGCTACCTGCACAACTTCGCCGACAACGAGATGTTCCTCACAGCTCAGGTGCAGGGTGAGTTCACGAGGGCGATGGACTCCTTCGTGGAACATCTCCACCCCCTCTTCGGGTCCAACAACAAGCTCGGTTGGGACGATACGTACAACAACGCCCAGAAGGGCTGGGAGCAAGACAGTTCCCTCTGGGACTTCCGCAGGGCGCAGATCTTCGCGTGGAAGTCATGAGGGTGGTCATCTGCTTCCCATGGCGGGGTGGGAACCCTGACAGGGAGCGCGCCTACGGCCTTGTCCGCTCCTACTACGGCCTCTTCGACATCCCGATGTTCGAGGGGGATAGCACCCTCGAGGGGTTCAGTCCTGCTCGTGCGCGCAACGCTGCTGCTGAGGCGGCTGGGGACTGGGACATCGCCGTCTTCCTCGACGCTGACTGCGTCATCCCCTTCGTCAACGTCTGGCGCGGCGTTGAACATGCACGGAAGACGGGATGCGTGACGCTTCCGTGGGACGAGTTCTACTCGATGACCGAAGAGGGGCACAGGCTCGGGTACGACACGTACATCCCCGTCGACGACCCTGAGGTCGAAGAGGTCTGGCGGGCGAACTCGATCGGGTGCGAGAGGCCCCTCTACTCGCCGGGTGGGTCGGTCATCGTTCCTCGTGAGGTCTGGGACCGCGTCGGCGGGTACGACGAACGCTTCATCGGGTGGGGCTTCGAGGATGCAGCCTTCCTTGTCGCGGCGGGGGAGTTCGACCGCCTCTCAGGGCCGCAGTTCCACTTCTGGCATCCGTCGTCGGCTTTCAGTGTTCCGACGCCTGACTTCTGGTATCGCGAGTACCGGGACGTTCCCGTCACCCAGCGCCTGATAGACGAGGGGCGAGAGATGAACAGGTTCGGGTCGTGGGGATGACTGTCGAGGTCGTCATCCCCGCCCTTCGTCAGGAGCCGGTTGAGTGGCTTGTCATGAGTCTCCTTGACCAGACGGTTCCCCCCGACGCCATCACCATCGTCAGCAACGAGACGCAGCCCTTCGCGCACGATGGCGTCCCCACGAGGTTGGTGCGTTTCCAGTCATCCGAGTACCTCTTCGGCGAGCTCGACGTCGCCCTCCGTCAGAACGTCGGCATCTACGAGGCCGTGTGCGATGTCGTCATCATCCAAGGTGATGACCAGATCGCCCCCCCGACGATGATCGAAGACACCCTTGCTGCGATGGAGGGCGAGGAGTACATCTGGGGGAACCACCGCCTCGTCGACTTCGCCACGACGTCGTACGGCGAGATCAGGCTCACGCATCCGAGCGTCGGGAAGAGCCGCGAGGTCCCCATCCCTCCCGCGTGGCACGGCTTCTACTCCTGCTACGGGGGGATGTTCGCCGCGAAGAGGGAGTTCCTCTGCGACTTCGGTGCCTTCGACATGGCCTTCAACGGCATGCACGGGAGCGAGGATCAGCAGCTTGGGTATCGCCTGATGAAGCGGGCCGGCATGACGCAGGTCCGCATCCTCGAGCCTCCCTTCAGTTGGCACGGCATCGAGCTGAAGGGAGGGGACGCACGGACCAGATCCCCATGGCTGGAGCCTGTCACGAACGGATGCGGGATCCTGTCGCACGACTTCGCTGAGGACTTCATCGAGGGGGTACGCTTCATCCGGTGCCGGAACTGTCCGGCTCAACGGTTCAGCGACGAGTGGTCGAAGCTCTTTCGCGACCAGCCCATCATCCGCTATCGTCCTGAGCTAGTCAGGGCCCAATCCATCTGGCTCTAGGAGGAAGACATGGCCGCATCCGTCACCGTCACCCCTGCATCGGGGAGCATCAGCGCCAAGAAGACGGTCTGCAAGTTCGCCATCGCCGGCACGGAAGCCAACGATGTCGACGAGTACAGCACCGCGATTTATCCGACGATGCCCGAGCATCGCTTCGTCCTGACGATGGTCGTGGGCGGGGTCGAGGTCGGCCGGTCGCAGGTCTTCGGCACCACGCCCGACGGGGCGTACCAGTTCAACAACTACATCTTCCCTGTCGCAGGGACGTACACGGTCGGCGTCTACGACGTGACCATCCCCACGAACGAGATCGCCATCCAGACCGCCGCCACAGTCGTCGTCGCCTGACCGATGACCGAACAGAAGCCTAAGGCCCGCCGAGCGCGGCGGGCCGGGGTGATCGACGGAACGGAGATGGAGGTCCTCCAGATCAACGAGAACCCCGACATCGCAGGGAAGTGCGTCGGGACCATCGCGATGATCACTCGGGACAACGTCTCGGCCCAGACCGCCATCAGCTGGCTGATGACGGACATGTCCTTCTGCGCTCCGGGCGAGTACATCAAGCGGTACATCGTTCAGGGCAACGTGCTGGTCTTCCAGCGCAACGACTGCATCGCCCGCATGGACGGGGACTGGATCCTCTTCATCGACTCCGACATGGTCTGGCAGCCGTCTGACATCAAGACCATCGTGGAGACGAGGGACAAGTTCGACCTCGACATCGTCGGCGGGCTCTGCTTCCAGCGCGGCTCCCCCCACCAGCCGACGCTCTACGTCGAGGGGAACAAGGCTGCCATGCCGGAGGTGGACGCGAACTGGTCTGGGTACACGTTCATGGAGGACTGGCCCGAGGACACGGCCGTCGAGGTCGACGCCACGGGCATGGCCTTCTGCCTCGTCCACAAGCGCGTCTTCGACCGCATCCTCCGCCAGAACACAGGGGAAGGCTTCCCTCCCCTCGAGGTCCGCAACGCGATGGCACCTCCTCCCTTCTTCCTTTGGGACGGGGTGCTGGGCGAGGACTTCCGCTTCTGCCGCGATGCGAAGGCTGCGGGTTGCCAGATCTTCGTGGACACGGCCGTGAAGATCGGCCACGTCGGGCAGCAGGTCATCACGGAGGAGACGTTCCTTCGCGAACTCGCCTTCCGCCGTGACGATGAGCAGAAGTTCCGTGAGCTCCAACTCGCGAGCGTCGGGCACAAAGCTCTCACGAGGGAGAAGGCGCGGGAGAAGCTGGGGGTCACATGGTGATGGAGATCATCGAGGGAACGTCTGTCGAGATCCCAGCCCACAACAACGGGTGGCAGGGGGACTTCCCCTTCTTCCTCGTCATCGAGCCCGACGACGGTGGCGGGAACGTGGGCATCGACCTCGACGAGGGCGGGTGGATCTCCCGCAACGACGGCACCATGCGGAAGCCGGGAACGTGGCTCCTCTACCTCAAGGATGGAGGGGGTGCCCCAAGGCCCTTCTTCGCCATGGTTGTCGAGGAGGGCGAGCAGCCCTACTTCACGAAGCACCACGTCGGAAGCCTCATGTCCCACGCCGAGCTGACGGCGATCGGCATCGGGAAGAAGTACCGTGACGGGACGATGATGCGGCTCTGGGTCCTGCCCAACGGCATCATCTGTGGCGGAGACGACGTGGACGTCATCGCCAGCAGGATGCTGGGAGGGTAGGCATGAGGTGGGTCATCAGTCCCATCATCGGCGACG